GTTGATAATGTTTGAAAGTTCTAACTGAGCCATCTAATCCTCCTACGGATCAACTGTTAAACTTGGGGTCTCGAACTGGTCAAAGTGCTGAATCGAGCCTGTCTTTCTTACTTGATATTGTAAGGCTACTGTAATTGAAAATCTATATGGAATAGCCGAACCGTCAATTTGCGACAAATTGGTAAACCCATTGGGGAGGGGGCCAATGTGAAACGAGTTCAGGGCTTGTTGTTGCTCCGCATAAGTGCTTCTCATGGCCAGAACGACTTCCTCTTTCCTGAACAGAGCGTCCGTCCCACGGCTGATAATGTCTATCTGCATTTGGGCATAAAAATTTGCCGTCAGCTCTTCCTCGTTGGTAAGGGGGGAGAACTGAGTCTTTGACCCAAATGGCTTGCAGGAAAGGGCGCTTACAGCCACAAATAGGCCCTCATCTGTTGGCATAAATATCTTTTGATCGAACAAGTAAACCCGACCGTCGGCCAGACCTAGCTGTTTTTGTATAATGTCGCACAAGAGGTGTTGGGCTGTTCCAACAAAGACCTTCTTGATTGCAATTCTTCCCAGAGAATCCGTAACTTTGACAGTGTCGTGCCCCACCTGATTTGGAGCCGTATAGACCCCATTTGAGTCAATTTGCCCGCCAATGCCCCCAGAAACGACAGAGTAGGCATAGGGAGCAGTACCCCCAGCTCCTTTGAAAGAGCTTTTGGCGCCGAATCCAAGAGCGTCTGAGTTATACAGGACATTCACTTGGTGTAGTCCTCCGTACACTCGTACTGGACGTATCCGTAGGCAGACCAGTCATTTTTTTGAAGAACCCTGTAATTTTTATTCTGATACTTGAACCTATCGTCGATAGAAAGCTCTAAATCAGGGGTCGACCAAACGGAGATATACTCCCAACGACGCTGACCCTCTTGTTTCATGTCAAGGTTAGACGGACTTACGTTTTCAACGACGCCACGGAAGGCAATCTCAGTAAAAGTCTCGACGACCTGAAAGTTGACGGTTTCTTTTTTGATTCTAGTAAAAACAATGTTCTGGAACCAACCCATCAGAGCATCCTGAAGGTCAGGCAATGTCATTGCCATTTGGTCAAGTGTTTTTGAGTTGGCATTAAAGATTAACCCTCTCATTTTGTGACCTCGCTAGTAATAGACTTTCTTAATTGCTGGGTTTCCACAAGTGTTTGATGGTTTTTCTTAAAAAGAAAGTTGGATGGCTTCCACTTTCCAAACCCGCCAGTGTCGAAGGCTTCTTGAACAATGTTCTCGGCGACAACGGCTATTTTTTTCAAAACTTTGACAATGCTACGGTCCTGATAAATTTCAGAGACCGTTTTTCTGGTCATGATCTCCATCTGTTTGATGGTTTGATTCAGCTTCATCTCAAGAGGCATACGCAGGAATGAACGCTTGGGTAGGTCCTCGGTCCCAAACTCATGCTGTGCCCCAACGTCAGCATTTGTTTGTCCATCACTCCTAATTGGGGAGTTGCCCAAGATCCCCACCCGTATTTTCAAGTTGTTCTCTTTGAAAATCTTGGCAATCGTCTTTAGCTTTTGATTGTCCAGCTTTATCAAGCGTGTGTTCTGCCTTCCATTGAGAAAACATTACCAATGAGCCTTGGGTACACCAAAGAAATGTACTTGGCGCCGTAATACGTTTTCGCATAATGCGCTAGCATGGGGTTGTTTGAGATGAAGTCCGGTATTGCAACAGACTCGGAGACGCTACCCACGCTCTTGGAGTTTGCAAGCCAAGGAAAGTTACCCGCTACCCCCTGACTGGAGGCGCGAAGATCCAAAACCAAATAATGAGCCGTTAAATACATAAAGCCCATGGAGTACGACTCTTGAGTGGAAAACAAAGCCTCGTTGAAGTTAACGCCAGCCTCAAGAATTGCTCTTGAAATGTCAGAATCAAGAACGGTGTTGTTTGCTGTGCCGTATGGGAAGTCTCTTGTGAAGAAACCCTTGAAGTCTGCAACGGTCGGAACTGTGTAAGCCATTCTAAACTCCTTAAAAGAAGGCGCCCCGATGCTCATTGAACAAGGGGGCGCCGTGTGGTTGCGCTAAGAAAACTTAGAAGCTGAAGTACAGGAGTTCTGCTGGACGGTACGCCTGTACACCAGTGAACTGTCCGTAGCCCACGTTCTGGAAGTTAAAGTTATCCAGAGAGTTGGCAAGACTGTTGGTGTAGTCAACGGGAATGTCCATGCGGAGGGATTCTTCATCGTAGTTGAGAAGAATGTACCGTTGAGCTCCCAGCCCAGAGTAAACGTCATCGCCGTATGCGTTTGGCAGAATCTTGAAGTTAGGATTCCGGCAAATCAGCTTGAACGCTTCTTCAAGAACCTGAAGCTTGGTTTTCAACGGGAATGCGGCGTCAGTGAGCGATGCCAATCCGTTGTAGTCAGATTCAGGAATAATGAAGTGAGTCGGGTAAGCAGTCCGATTACAGTTAGAGCGGTAATCTTCAATAATGCCAGCAAGCAGGGAGTTCAAATCAGAAGCGGTAAGACTGCTGATTGGAGCGGTGATGCGAGAGGTGTTATTGGTGATGCCAACTTGGTTGTAGAGACCAAGAGCCGAAGTGTCGCCACCAAGGCCAAGGAATGCAATCTTCTGAATACCAAGATCCCAGTTGCGCTTACGAGACTTCTCTTTAGCGGTAACCAGATCCCAGTTTCCAGATTTAGCGGCGAGTTCGAGATCGAACAGCGACCAGCTAATGGTTTTCGCCCAGTTCAGGACTTTCACGGAAACGCTGTCCACGCCTGCGTCGCCGATAGCGAGTTTGGCCGAGTTACCGCCAGTGTTAATCACACCAGTGGCAAAATCGTCAGACAGTTGATAGGAGCGATAGGTCACGAGGTTAGAAGACCAAGCACCTTCACCGACGCGCACCGGAAGATAGTCAGCCGGAGCAATTTCAAAAAACTTTTGCTCAGTAACCTTCTTGACGATGGTGGTCAGGGTGGTGATGTTGATTTCGTAACCAAGGGCGTTCACGAGCCTTTGATTTTGTTCTGCAACCCGTTGCTCTCTTGCGTTAAGAACAATCGGTTCGCCGTATGAGTTCAGGATTTTCATTTTAGTTCTCCTACTTGGTTAATGTTAAGCGACTGCACCTGGAAGATCAACCATGACCCGAATCAGCTCCCCAGAAGCGGTAGCTTTGTCGAGCGCACGACCGATTACACGATTGGTAGAAGTTGCGGTTGCGACCTTCTGTCCAGACACAACGATCATAACTTCAGCATTAACCGCAATCGCCGCAGAGGCTTCCATGTACATGACGCCAGAACGACCCATGCAGATTTCAACCTTGTCGCCAGACGCGAACGACTTGTCCTTAATGTTGTAAGCGATAAAGCCAAAAACATCGTCAGAAGCGCCCGAACATTCTACAACATTCGGAATGCCCCCGTCGACGTCGACGAGCTTCACGGCTTGACCCGCTACGAGGCCACCCGCAGACGAGCTATCAATTTGGCAAGCAAGGACAGACTTCACTCCAACGGAGAGATCCATCATCCCCTTTACTGCCTCCAACGCAAACTGGTTCATACTCAAAGCCATTTTCTTTTCTCCTTCTTGTTAATTAGTTTGAGCCGTACCTTGCTTTTCCTCTGGCAACCTTGTCTTGCGACAACTCAATGACAGGGGACATTTTGTAAGAATTTTTCTCGGCGTTTTTGAGTGCTTCAAAATGAGCCGAGTTTTTCTTCTTGTTAGCCTTTTGACCGCGCATTTCTTCTACTTCGTGCTCGGCAAGCTCAAGAGTTTTAGCAAGAGCCTCTTTGTCATCCATGTTTTCAGCCATCTCATCAGCAGAGCTGGCGACCTTCTCTTCTTCTGCTTCGTGCTCAAGAACCTTGTCTTTTGCAGTCTCGTCGTTCTCTTTGGGCTCGTCTTCGTTCTTCTGAGCCTCTTCTTCTTCGTTTTCGTGCTTTTCGCAGAGAGACTGGTAGTGCTTCATGCAGTCAGCCAGCTTCATGGTCTTGCCGTTGGCCTTAACATAATGCTCCATGTTGGCCATAGGTTGCTCTTCGGAGTTCTTAGCTTCCTCTTCTTCCTGATTCTTCATCTCGGCTTCGTCGGCTTCGTTGATGATCTGGGTGATGGTTTTTTCGGTTTTGCTCTTAGGAAGTACGACTACCATGTCGTCGAAATCTGCCGTATTTTCTACTTTGGACTTCTTGAAGAAGTTGAACATTGATTTTGCTCCTTTAGTTTTAGAGTTTGAAAGTTTTTTCAACTCAATCTCTTTTTGGTTATTGTAGTTCTTAAATTCTTCAGGGGTCAAGATGATTGATTCCTCGTATCTTGGATTTGGAACAAGAGCCAGATGCTCGTACTCGCCTTCCTCGACCTCTTTCAGATACTCTACACCATGCCAAAGCCCGCCCCCAGAAAACTTTTTGGGAAGATAGGCGTTAGACAGTTTCCAGCCAGAGCGTATTGCTTCATGGCCCCTGTCAGATACTACAATGAACTTGGCCCAGTGCTTTCCGTCAGCTTTGTTAAAAAAGGACTCCACGACGTATCCATCAGCCTGCTCTTGGATCTTGTCGAGGTCTACGTCATCAACGTGTCGAACGTAAAGAGGTCGCCCTGCAAAAGTTGCGTCCATGTTGCGGATGCAGTTTTCGCCAACAAAGATGCGGTAAGGCATCCCATTGTTGATTGTAGGCTCTTTGTATTCAGCAACGCCCTCAACCATGTGCAAGCCGTAATAAACCTTTGGCAATGTTTTGGCGTTCTCGATTTTTTCCATTCTTACGCCACCCTCATTTGTTGATCGAGAGCTTTAATGGCAATCCTGAGAGCTTCGTCAGCCGAGCGAAACCCTCGGTCGTGATCGTAATCATAGCCATCAAGATAGAACGAGAATGTGCCGTCCGCATCTTTGTGAATTTCAATTCGCTCACCTTTATGCAGATGAGTTTTGACCAAGGCGTTTGTAACAGACTCGGACCCGTAACGCTTGCGACCGTTTTTCAAAGAGAAATGACTTTTCATTTTTTGCCCACGTCTCCTACTTTGCTTTTACCCCACATCCTACAAGACCAATAGCGTGGAGTCGTCTTGTCATCGGCTGTATCGCAACTGTGACGCTCTCTAAAGGCTTTCTTGCGCTCAGGGTCGTCGCGCTTAATCTCCATGTTTGGATCGCCAAAGTTAACCTTCAGAACGTTTCCTTTGGGGCCCATGACATAAACGGAAAACTTCTTGGGCCCATCAGGAGTCCTGAACGGCTTGTTGAGCTCAACTTTTTTGCCCTGATATTCAGCATTGTGGATAGAGCCGTAATTGTCTTGGCCCTTCTGAATGCTGAACTTTTCCTTAAACTCTTTCATTTTTTTAAGTCAAGAATGTCAATGTGGCTTTCCACTCGCTCAACCATAACTCGAACAGAATCACCCTTCGCAAGGCCCTTCATCTTGCTGGCGGGAACTGACCCATAAGCGTCAGGCCCCCATTTTTTTTTGTCTTGGCCGTCTGAAAGCAAAACGTAAACATACATTTCTCCAGAAGGTATTTCCATGCCGATGCGGTCACTAGTCTCTCTACCGCCCGAAATAATTTTTTTAATTGTCGCTCGCATATACCCGCTTGTCTCGTACCTTGGTCCAAAAGCGTTTGCGATCGACCCGTATAATTCCTTACCTTTTTCTAAAGAAAATTTCATACTTCTAAAACTCTACCACAGGTATCGCAATGCAACGGCAATTAAAATCCTCCGATGGGTGTTTGCGCTCCCCCCTGTCGTTTACTATGGGGGGATTATCCCAAGAGAAAATTTTGCCGTCGTGTTGCTTGTGCATGGGCCTCACTGGGTGATTGGCAGACCCCTTTACGCATCTCCACATATATTTTTCGACACCGATCTCTTTGTATCTGCTCTCCCTGTACTTGGCCACAGCGAGGTTTGTTTCTTGTCTTGCGAGGAAATGCGCTTTGTTTTCAGTCACATTGTAGCTCTTGCGGATCTTGTCTACGATGGTTTCATAGCGGTGACCCTGCAAGACCATCTTTTCAATTTTCTTTCGAAGCTCCACCGTTTCTTTCTCCGTGAAGTCTACGATTGAAAGGCGCAGGTTGTTTACATACTCGTCGGCCATTGCTTTCTTTTGGGCTTCGCTCAGGTCTGGAGCCACGGCAATGCTTTGAACGCTCCGCTTGAATTTTTTATCGAACTTCTTTAGCGTAGCGTCAAAAAGCCTTTTGAAGTTGAGCCGATCGGTAAGTTTTTCGGCGTCTACCTTCTTCAAGTGAAACGAAAGCTGTTTGCCTTTTTCTTCGTACTTGGATTGAGCCGTGGATATTTCGGCGCGGACTTCCACGGGCAGTTTGGGGAGAGGGATCTTCCACGATCCGTGTTTCCGATCCCACTTGGCGCCAAGCCTCCGAAGTTCTCTAGTGAGAGTGGAGGAATACCTGCCAGTAAATTGTCCTCTAGAGTAAACGATGCGTCCAGACCTAATTGCTGAAACGAGGTCGTCAATCGAGTTTTTTAATACTGACTTCTTGGCATCAAGTATCTCAAGCAACGGAAGGTAAACCTCCTGAAGTAATGCGTCGAGGATTTCTTGCTGAAGATCCTCGTAGTCCTCTGGACTTTCGATTACTGGCTCAAGAGTTTTGACTTTGGCCATAATTACTTCTTGGGGTGACCGCCGTGGTCTTCTGCGCTAGCTTCGGCAGATTCTCCAGTATATTTAGCCATCTTGTTTTGAATTGTCCTGATGGAAACTCCAAGAGCCTGCGCCACATGGGTTTTGTTGTTATTGAAAATCTGCATTGCCTTGAGGATTACTTGTTTTTCAACCTCTTCCAAAGTCATTCCTACTTGCCAGTGAATCATTGCGCTTTCCCTTTCATTTTGTTGTAAGCCCGTACAAACGCTTTCTTTGCCTTTTCCCACGTTGACTCGTCAATCCCCGACGGAATTTCTACGTCCTCTAAGGCGTTAGCCAGAGGCGGTTCAGGGGCTTCCTTTGGCTTGGTGTCATTAGTTGACGAATACCTGTAAGTGTCAATTCGAGATGCACCAACGTCATCAGACTCCATGTCTTCAGCTTTTGCCATAATTCCGGTCGACATAGACATAGTGTCCGTCTCGTCGAGGAGCTGAATCGGCAAAAGACTGTCACGATTGACTGCGTCCTTAAATTCTTTCGGAGTAATCAGACCGCCCTGCATCGCTTGAATGAGGCGAGAGAATTTAGAATTTTTAACATTCTCTTCCTGTTCCGCCGACAACATCCTTAGTGGCTTGAACTCGATGTTCAGGTCGTCAGGAATCATTCCAAATTCTTTTTGGCACAAGAGCTCAAGGATTCTTAGAATGTCGTACTTGCACTTGGATCGGACTTCGCTCTCTACCATGGCGTTATAGTTTTCAATGTCGTCTTCACCGCTTGAAAATCCAGCCGCACTGATTCCAAAAATCTTAGTCAGTGGCATTCTCAAGTCTGAGGCAATCTGCATCCTGATTTCCCGCATGATCTCTGCGATACCACCAAAACTGAGTTGCTTCTGCTGGTAGTCGTCTTCAGAGTCCATCGTGATGGCGTTCTGATAGTTTTTCTGGTTGTTGGCCAGAGCAACCCGCTTTCTGATCTGCTCAGTTCCCTCAGAAGACATGAGCGTTGAGGTCAAGCCTTTGACCTTGTAAATGTCGATCTTGAACTCGTCCAGAACCTCAAAAGAAAGATCGTTCGCCTTGAGGTATTGGTTGATTGACCGCACAAGAGACTCAACAACGGAAAAACCCCATCCGCGAAGCCGTGGCCTTACAAAGCTTGGAGCAGTAAGACCTTTCAGTTTCATTACACGGCTCTTGTGAAGCTTGATTCCGTAATATGAGTAGTATTCGTAGTTTTGTTCCTGAAGCTGTGGATTGTACCCCTCGGTGTTCTGCTTGTCCCAAAACAGCTCCCAAAGGTCTACGGCTCTAAACTCAAGAAGACTGTCCGGCCCGATGGACTCCTTGTCGAGAGGTGTAGTTGGATCTTGGTCTGTAATAATTACAATGCCCGCTCCGCCGTACAGCCTGTTCCACTTTAAGGCTTGTCCAACAATCGAGGTCAAGACGTCTTCGCGCTCAACTATGGCTTGTAGCTTTTCAATTTGCTCTGCCTCAAGTTGCTTGGACTTGATGATGATCCCGCCACGCAAGCCATCGTCTACTGGTACGTTGCAGATCGTTTGAACAATGCCGTGCTCCACATAAATCTCCGAGAGGAGCTGTCTCATGTTCGAGACCATGTACCAGCGATTGTTTTTGAAAAGCGTCTCTGCCTGACTGAGTTGCGAGCCGATGCCAGCAGGATCAAAGCCCATGATGGCTTCAGACAGCCCGTTGTTAACTGGCGATTGGTTTTTAACCTTGCTAGTTCGTTTCGGTGTTTTTTTAGCGGTTGCCATATCTCTCCTTACAAAACGTCCAAGATGCTCGCCTCTTTAGCGTACACCATTTTAATTCCATCAATCAGCGTGTCCACAAAGTCGTCGTGCTTGCCTTTCGGGAACGATAGCGTCTCATTCAAAAGGTCTTCCTTCGAGTTCAGACTCCTGTTGATATAGACCTTCTTGTCCGACAAATGCGGTATGACATTGTTGGCTCTTTCGACTTTGTCGAACCGACGATCAGCATAAAAGTTTTTTAGGTTGCTCTCGCTTGGAATCATCAAACCCTTCATGCCGAACTTCTGGTTCAAGTAAATGCCGTGACCCTTTGGTTCAATGTATGTCCCACGATACCCGTATGTCAAAAATTTTCGTATGAATGTTTCTGCCGGAACTTCAACGTCCGAGGCTTTGACCTGCTTACGCCATACGTCCCTGATGTACAGCTTGTTCTGCAAAACCCCAAAAGCCGTAAACACCGTAAAGTCGTTTTCTTCTTTTTCTCGGTACGAGGTGTCAGCAGTAATGAACGACCAATCAAAGCTCGTCGGGAGGTCTGCGAACTCAAACATTGATTCATCAAAAAGACCGCCTCCGTCTGGAGTAGGTGTCTGCTGATAAAGCGAAGACCAAGCCCTTGGACCAATGCTAGCCTTGATCTGCTCAAGCTGAATGAGGCTGTACTTCTCGGGCCACAATGGGTCTCCAACTTGCCGGACGTCGGTTGGATCATCTGAAGAAACCTTGATTGCTGGATAGTTGAGGATCTCCCATTGGATTGCCCTTGGATCGCTCTTCATCAGGCCAAGCAACCGACCAGAGAGGTCGTCTTCGTGCCAGCGAGTCTGAGTAATAAGGATCTGACCCTTCTTGCCAGTCTTCAGGTCAGTCTCAAGACGGGAAAACAAATCGTTATTAAAAAAGTTCCACAAGCGCTCTCGATAAGCCTGAGAGTCGGCGATCTCCCGACCTTTGATCGGGTCGTCTACGATGATAAAGTTTGCGCCCTTACCAGTGAACGAACCGCCAACGCCCTGACCCCTGTACTTCCCTTTTCGTCCGATGATGTGGTGCTCCGAAGAGTTTCTCGTGCCCAGAGTATAGGAAGTCTTTGGTGGCCAAATCTTTGTTGCCGGAAAAATCTTTTGGTACTCGGGTGAGTCGATGATGTTTTGAACATCAATGGTCATGTCGCCAGCAAGGGAATCCAAGTATGAAGCGGCCATGATCTCGGCGTCTGGATAAAGGCCGTGTAGCCACGCTGGAAACCTTCTAGAGACAAGTTCGGACTTCCCATGTCGTGGTGGCATGAACACCATCAAGTATTGAATTTCGCCTCTTGCGAAGCGATTAAGGGCAACTGACAAACGCTTGTGATGCCAGTTTACTTGGAAGTCGGGCTTGGTGAGCAAAGTGAAAGCCAGAAGGTCTGATCGCGCCTTGTCAATCAAGATAGAGTCAATGTCCTTCTCAAGCTCTACTAGGTCATGGGTTTTATTCATCAAGCAACTTCAGCTTCCTGATCTTTTCAAGAACTCGGGTCTTTCTTTCTTCCGGCGTCTCAGTCGAAGTAATCGGCTCGCCATCTTTTCCGGTCAGCTCAATCTATTCAGTCTTACCCCACTTCTTAGGGAAGCGCCGTTCCAATCTCCAAGCTGAGTCAGACCAGTCTGGATCTAAGCCTCGCTCAACAAATATCGGATTGCCGTTTTCATTGGTAACAAGGTTGCCATTCTCATCCTTCAGGAACTCTGGCTTACGACCATTGGCGCACTTGTCGATCACGAGCAGGTCTCTGGTCTCTGCCTCTCCTTGCGCTCTTTCCACTGAGTCTAATAGTTGAGTGTAAATGGATGTTTTATTTTTGGCGTTATGTTCGTGGGCTTTGTTTATCCAAACGTAAAACGTGGGCTTTTTGACTCCTGCCATTACAACTGCTGTTTCGATGTAGTGACCAAGACGCAGGTTGTTGGCAATCTTCTCGATCACCTCTTCGTTCAGTTCTCTCGGTCCTAGCTCAGTACCTTTTTTTACTTTTTTGAAAGCTGGCATAAAAATATGCTAGCGCAAAATTTTCCGTAATGAAAGAATGTTGCCATGAAACTTACTGACCTGAAAGACAACCCGATTAACCCCCGTAAAATGAGCAACGAAGAGCTTGAAGGACTTGAAGCTTCCATGAAGAAGTTCGGGGACTTATCCGGTTTTATTTACAACATCAGGACCAAGGTGATGCTTGGTGGCCACCAGAAAAAGAAGCTAGTGAAGTCTGGCGGTAAGATCACCATTACCTCTAAGTTTGATTCCCCGACTGAGGCGAGAACCGTAGCAGAAGGCTTTGTGGAAGTTTTTGGGGAGCGCTACAAATACAGGGAGGTTGACGCCGACGAGACGTGGGAGAAAGAGGCGATGATCGCGGCTAACAAGCATAGCGGTCATTGGGATGGAGACTTGCTCAGGCTGATCGGCTCTGAGGGTCTGGTGGATTGGAAGTTGGTAGGATTTAACGAAGCAGAGTTGCGAGACCTGAAAATTTCAGTTCCCGAAGTAAAGATCGAGTCGCTCGGCGTCAATTCGGCTCCTACAAGCTGGCAGTCTAGCTTTGGGGGCGATGAAGAAGAGACCGACGAGCAGTACATGAGAAACAACGCTGGCCCAGACGAGTACGCTCAAAAAGAACAAATCCCGTCGATGGTTAACGAGTCGAACCCGTTTGAGCAGATTGAGGAACAGCAAGAAGTTGTGGGCAAAAGAATTGTAATCATTATTGATTGCCCATCTGAAGAA